CATTTGGACTTTAAAAATATTTTTTAAATTCTCTATTCTAAATAAGGTCTAACTTCATCCAATTCTTTCAACCACATTTGATTTATGGTTAAAGTCTCCAAATTAAGTCTCTCAGATTTTAGTTTCAAAATTGTGGTCTTTAGAACCTCAACAGCGTTCAAAGTACATCCTCTAACTGGAATATTTAGAAGATAGTTAAAGGTATTTTCAACCTTTAAAAATTCTTCATTTTCAAGGATAGTTACAACCTCAGATTCATCCTTTTTCAAAAAATGATCATCATCAACCACTTTAAGGATGAATTTAAGCTTATTCTCGCTCAAACTAATTTTTTTCTCCAACTCAGCCAACATATGGTCCTTGCGAAGCTTATAGGCGTGCAAACGTAGTTGGAAATATTCTTCGAGGATAGCATCGATCGTATTATATTTGGTTATAACATTTTCTTGGTTAAAAAGGACCATATTTGTCACGTGTAACGACGAGGTTAATTTAATGGCTGAAGTGTCCTGTAAATCTTTTAAAGTAAAGTTTATTTCCGTTGTGGTGCTTTCGTTCACTAATTTAGACATAATCCCTTTTTCAATCAGAGAGTAGCATTGGTCCTTAAATTTATCAGTCCACATTCCAATGGGTAACTCAGTCACTTGAATCGTTCGCTCATCTATACGCTTCATCTTACCATAAGTTATATATTTTAATTTTTCATCATCGAAAGGCTTAATTTTACCTTTAAAATTTTTATAATAGGGATTAAGGTCAAGTTGATCCTGTTTCTCATCCGAAAGAAGTTTTGATCTGATATGGTCGACTAGTTCTATAGGGTTGAATTGAGGGATAAAACATGACCACCCCGTACCAATACCAATTGAACCATTAATTAAAATTAGAGGAATAATGGGTACAAAAGTGGTTGGTTCACCTTCAGCCGAATATTCTAAAATAGGGTCATCCTCTTCCCTAAAAATATATTTTAAAATTTTATGAGGTTTGGTATAAATGTACCTTGAAGCAGCCGAATCCTTACCACCTTCGAGTCTGGTTCCAAATTGACCATCTGGGGCTAATAATGGTACGTTGTTCGACCCTACAAAATCTTGAGCAAATTTTATTATAGTCTCGCAAAGGTTCTGTTCACCGTGTTTATAGTCGGTTTGTTCCGCGACATATCCGCTTAGCTGGGCAACCTTAATAAAGTCCATTTTTTTGGCTCCTTTAAATTTTTTTCTTATGGCGTAAATAACCTTACGCTGAGACTCTTTTAAGCCATCGATACAACTGCTCAAACTTCTCCTACAATCTTCGTATGAAAATTTAATCATCTCATGCTCCATAAAATCACTCACCTTAACATTTATGGTATTGTCGTCCATATTTTCAGAAAGTTTATCGAGACAATACTTTGATACTCTCGGATTGAACGTATTCAACCATAACTTTCGATCGTTCGCATTTTCATCTTTAAAAACTTTATTTATGGTTGCTTCACCCTTAGAGTCGTAGTTATATCGAACTAATTTTTTTCCAAAAAACAACGGTACATCTTTAGGACTAATCGTACCTAAACCCTTATAATATTTAAACTGTTGTTTGAAGTGTGGTTGACTCGTCCTAAAATCTTCAAACGTATTTTCATCGTAGAATAAAAGGTCGTCTTTACCTTTCTTTTCAAAGACTTTAACTATCGGAGTTTCCATGCTTATGAGGAACCCATTTTTTTTAAACAATGTTGGAAACAATTCGTGGAAGAAATTGAGGATAAGTCCCTTGATATGAATACCATCTTTATCGGCGTCGGTTAGGATCAAAAGTGTACCATAATTTAAAGTTTTGAAATTTTGTGGTTGGGAGTAGTCTAGATTAAATTTCAAATTAAAAACTTTTATAAGGTCGGATACAACCTTATTTGAGCTGATTTTGGTCAAGCTTACATTTTTGACATTTAGAAATTTTCCCCGTAGTGGGAGTATACCAAAGTGATTTCTGCCTTTTTTTTCAAAGATACCTGTTTGTATCCCGGACACCGCGTAAGATTTAGCTGATAAACCTTCGCATACAATTAAGATACTTTCCGACCCTAATTTGTTTGCCGGATCGTAACCATCTACTTTAACCACAGCTCTACCTCGTTTTGGTCCTTCTATTTTTTTTAGAGCCAAAAATTCCTTGGATCGTAAGACTTTATCTTTGATTGTGGTTATCACAGACCATTTTAATATTTTATTCAATTGTGGTTTTTCTAGGGTTGATTCTACCTTAGGATTTTTCAAAACGTTTTTATTTTGCCCATCAAATTTAGGCTTGTTTACCCTTGAATGGATAAAAAACTGAAAATATGGAGCGATATCACCTTTAGTTAGTTTTAAATCTTTTTTATTATTTAATGCTTCCAATAAGCCTAAAAATATTGTTTTGGTCCAACTTTGTACATGTTGACCACCATCCTTGGTAATTTGACCATTAACGAAAGATATAGGTTGATGTGGTGTTTCTGAACCAACAATCAATACATCGGATCCTTGATACTTTATGGATAAAGTATCCATAATTTGGTCATCATTATAGTAAAGTAAACTATACGAATTTAGATCTTTGATAGGTATTCTGTAACCATTAAAATAAAAATTTATTTCTGGTAAAAGAGAGCTTACATCCACCACTAATTTTTTAAAGATGGAATATATTTCTTTTGGGTATGAGGTTAGATTGAACCTTTTAAAATCCGGAATATATTTAACCTCAGTATAACCATTCCTCGACGTGGTCCTAATTTTTGGATCGGACGTTTTAGTCATGTTTTCAGTCCATTCTTGGACTAACTTTAATTTATGGTTTGGATCCACCCCACTGACGCAAAAATAGGATGAAAAAATATTGGTACACTTGATCCCAACCCCATTTTTACCCGATAGTTCTCTAACTTCCTCTTGACCATAATTTGAGCTTGATCTAAGGTGGCCAAAGATCAAAGAATGAATATATAATTCGTCAAGTTTTTCAAGGTTGATTTTATCCTCTTTACTCAATTTTAATTTTGAATGGTCAGTTTTATCCTTTGTTTCGCGTTGATCTTTATTTTTCACAATAGGTATAGTTTGACCATCATTCCACACAGTTGTTAATCCTGTTTCAAGGTCTAAATTAACCTTAATCGTATCGCATGGTTGAGAAGTACCCTTACTTCTTTCCGCGTTATCGACTGCGTTAGTCAATACTTCAACAAAAATTCTAATTAGTGCTTCCGGTGTGCTGATATTACGCACTATTATTTTGTTGCATGTGTCAGAATACACATATTCTTTCCGTGTACTTGATCCAGTATCTCCGATGTACACATCGGAGCAATCCAGTACGTGTTGTATATCATTTTTTATAGTATATTTAAGTGCTGGCTTCATCCTTTATTTTAATTTTTTTTCTAGAAAAAAAATCAATTTTTTTTAGTGAAGGGGGCCCCCTTGCTGTATTTTTTAGCAAAAATAAAGTGGATTTTTTAAGCTCCAATGGAGCTTAAAAAAAACTATTATTACAACGCCACACCAAAAAAAGAGCTAATAAATATGGACAAGCCAAAATGCGATGAATGGGCCAAGGAGAGAATGGTCTCAAATCCTAAGAACCCACTTACTAACAGGAAGATCAAGAAAAATGGACCGAAATACAAGGAGTTAGACAAAGATTGCAAGGACTTTGTCGTAGATATAAATTCGATATGCGTAAAATGGTTGAAAGACAACCATTATGATTTATATAGACAACTTGATGGTCGAAATAAACCACTAGAGCCGCCTCAACCAAAGAAAAAGGTTCCAGAGAAGGCTAAAGTTGTTATAGTTCCTCCACCACCTCAAATGAAACCACAAATTAATTTAATTACCGAAGACGAAGATGGTAACGAATTTGAAGATATAGAACCACCACAAAATTTTTATTATACCATAGAAGATAGAATAAGGTTCGGAGAAACCATAAAAGATTATTTTTCTGAAGTTATTATAACCGATGGTAAGGCTTGTATGAGCCAGAAAAAAACGTTATTGAAATATGTGGACAAACCCAAGCTATTGGGATACGGTTCTTTTGGCAACGTGTACGGCGTTGTGACTAGGTCCGATCCAGCCATACCAGTTGCTATTAAGGAGGGAAGGATCTTAAAATCAGAGTATACTCAAGCTATGAAGAAAAAGTACCCTTTAGAATACTTGTATAATAAGCTTATAAACGACCTTATAAATGAGAAAATTTGCCCCAATTTTAGTTTCACGTATGCCATCTTTTTCTGTGACAAATGCAAACTTAATGAATTTGACGCTAAACCCATCATTACTCAATGTTCAGAGACAGTTGTGGAGCTTTTTGACTTTACGATGGACAAATTAAATGACCTAAGTGATGAGGTCATTTTATCCATATTATTTCAACTTTTTTATGCACTCGCATGTATACAATTGGAGTATGGTATGGCCCATAACGACATTAAAAAAGAAAATATTTTAATTAAGGTTATTCCAGCAGGTGGCTATTGGGAGTATAATCTAAATGGTCAAACGTACCATGTTCCAAATACAGGCTACATTGCTGCTCTGAATGACTTTGGGGTGTCAGATTCCTATAGGCCTGGTATAAGTGATAAAAACTATGGTCGCCGTCAAGCAGAAGTAGTATATAATTCGAATACCGGTAAATATTTATTCAGGCCATTTACTACAAAATTTTTCCCATCCATCAATAAGGCTGGTGTGACTAAGACCAAATCCACACCCCTTGGCGGTGACAAAAAACTTACATGGAACAGATTTTTCAAGAACTTTGACTCTGAACCATCGATACCCGTAGATTTGAATGATATAGGCAGGTTCCCAGAACTCATGTCCCACTACGATATACTAGATATTTTTTATATGGTTTTAGGTGGAAAAAGAGCCACACAACCAGGTAATCATGCAGCTATGAAAGTGGGTCAAAACGTCCATAAATTATTAAAAGATTTTAATATTTCTATGGTTAAAGTTAACCAAGCTTGGCCTGAAGAAAGAGTAGATTTTTTCTTGGCTAACCATACCATAAAAACTTTATTTTCTTTTTATACAAATATAAGGTTACTTGGACCTAAAATAGAGACATATAGTTTGATCACAAACATCACCTAAGCTTTGCGCAAAGTTTTCCCCCAAGCTCTTGAAAAATATTTTTTTCAAAAAGTGGGATTCTGAAAAATGTTCTAAGTTTATGGTTGAATTGCACCTTTAAAGTCCAAAAAGTGGATTTTAAAAG